GCCGCAGCAGTAGAGCCAGTGCCCACTGCCATGTGGCTCATTACGTTCTCGCTCGTACCGCTCATGCGAGATGCAATGTAGTCCAGTCCAGTATCGACGATCAGGTTTTCAACCTTCTTCTCGTCTTTGATACTTCCATCGGGGCCACGAACAATGATGTCCAGTGTTCCCTTCGCTTTGAGTCCATCGATGATCATGGCTTAGTTCCTTTAGGTTAGGGTTCGTTTGACTCCGACAAAGTCGTCGCTGAAGTAATCAGTGCTACTGACGTAGCCCTGAGCCAGAAGAACGCCCGTGTCGGAGCAATTGGCGGGGTCTTCTAGGGTCTTGGAAAATGCGGCGGCGTAAGCATCCGCTGCATCGAAAGTGTTTGATTTGTTCGCGCCAAAGGAGAAAGCAGCAGCGTCTGTCGCATTGGCTGTATTGCTGGGGTTAACCACTTCCTCAAGTAAGAACGCATCCGAGATGTCAGCAGTGTCAGCAATAACTTTTGAAAATGACTTAGCAAACGTGTCGATGACCGAAGGCGTCTCCGCTTTGACCAAAGAAAGCGTGAAAACAGTGCTCTCACTAACCTCTGCTGTGTTGCCTGTCTGCAGGCCGGTGCCAAAGTTTTTCTCAAGCAGCAAAAGGGGGCTGTCAGCGGCGTCAGCACCATCCGACTTAACCAAACTAGGCGCTTTACCTACCTGCTCCGTTACTAAAGGCGTTTCGCTCACTGCCTTATCGAAGGCATAGAAGGGGGCGTCGGTCGCTGACGAACTGTCAGAAACCGGCTTGCTGTAATCTAAAGCAGCAACGTCTGTTGCTCCCGCCGTATTTTGGGGGAACTGATTTAAGCCCTGAAGTACTGAAGGAGAAATTGAGTCTCCAACACTAACTGAGTCGCTAAACGTTCGCACGTACTGTACTACACGGGAAAACACGTCTGCAGCTACGGGCGTATCAGTTAAACTTTTATTGACTGTAAATATTTGCGCGTCAGTAATTTGTGGGGCTTCTGACAGATTTTTAGAAAAGCTCCATAGATAGCTGTCAGTACTAGACGCGGCGTCTGAGTATGCAGGCTGAAAATGTATCTGAGCTATATCAGTTGCCGACCACGCATCTGCGTAAACGGTGTCGAGGTCAAAACTAAAGCTATCGCTAGCCTCAGCCATTTCTGAGACATTCTTTGCAAATTGAATAGCGGCGGCGTCCAGAACCGTGCCCGTGGACACCACGTCAGAAACATTTTTGAACAAGTGAGCAACGTAAAGATCAGAACTGCCTGCCGAATCGATAATGGCTTTTTCCACTGCGACTCGCATAAGATCGGCCAATAACATTTCATCAGTTAAAGAAATGATCTTACCGACAAACAACGATCCAGAGTCCAAATGCACGTTTGTAGCAATCAGTTCTGTTGTGCGAACGTCCGCAAGGCTAATCTGTCCATTAGCCTTGCTAATTGCTCTAAGCAGTGCTTGCTGTATGGAAGCGCGAATCATCCGAAGGCAGCTCTAACCTTTAGTTTAAGTAAATCGACAACTGTCTGTATTGATCCGTCTTGGAAAGTAGCTTCGATCTCCCCCTCAAAAATCCCCGCCGTGTCGAGCGCTGGCGCGGGAAAATCAGTTGTGGCAACGCCGTTGTCTGCGTCACTCACCGTCATTGTCAACGTTGACTTAACCGTTGATGAACCAAGCTCCCGAATACGGAGCCGTACTGTGGCCCCGTTTAGGTCAATCGGTGCCCAAGTATCAGGGTTATTAGGGTCCAGCGTAGCGCCCTCAGCCGCTTCGCTAGCGTCCTTCAAAGTCACGACTACCCTCGGTAGCGTGTCACCTTGAACAAGTTCGAGAGTATCCGAGTAAGCCATAGTTTATATTACCATTACTAATAATTAAACGTAAGTCCAAAGCATTGGGGAATGTGTCCGACGATCCACATGGATGAACGATTTGGCGACGCCGACGCCCGTAAAACCCTGCTCAATGGCCTTGGTCACAATTGCCCATCTTTGCGCTCCTCCAGTAACAGCAATATCTGCAGCTATCCCTTGAGCATGTTGCCCCGGTGCACTTTTCTTTGCTTCAAGGCTGTGAGTGGGCGACCTATAACCAGAGGTAATAATGAACGGGAATCCACATGCCTCTCTCAGATCATCTAGACGGCTAATGAACTCAAGGTCCATGGCGTTTTCACCTGTCTCCTGACAGTCGAAATCACTGAGCTTGAAGTACTTAAAAGTCGTCATTCTTTCTTCCCCAAGAACAGGCCGAACGCCCCCGTCAACGCCCCTGTCATGACAGACACCAACGCTGCCTGCTCGGGCAGCGGGTCAGGAAGCGTCATAAACCACTCCACGACCCGATATGTCATAACAAGCATTGCGACCATGAGTAATCGCGGGACGATTCTCCATGCGCTGAGCTGCTCGGGCGTCATTTACCCACCCCCTTTATCCGCTCAAACGAGCGCGCTCCCCCCAATCCCAGCATGCCAAGTAACAAAGGCATCATTACCCCAGCGTCCGCTTGGGGAATCTCCAGGCCGAAGCCCGCAGCAATCGGTGCAACAAGGAAATTCACCATTAGACCAAGCACACAGGTATAGCCAGCCAGCGGTCTCCAGCTTGACTGGAACCAATTCCCTTTAGCGTCCAGCTTGAGCACTTCAATCTGCTGAAGCATAACTTCTTGATGATGCTTCTCGGACATGGTGGCGATCTCATGGGCGAGCTTCGCCTTTTGGTCCGCGTCAGGGATGAACTTGTCCAGAAGTCCGGTAACTGGTCCTATTAGTGCTTCAAGCATGTAAGTCCCCTACTTAAATTCTCTATAACTGGTTATAAATCGGCGCAAGGCGATTGCCGAAAGTACGGTCTACGCGCCATCCATTCTTAAACGCCTCTTCAATTGTTTCGGCGGTTGGCCCCAACAAGCTGAAGATCGCAGAGCCGCCCCACTCCGAGTTCTGATGCGCCATTCGCGCCATGCTAAGTGGCCCTAAGAACCCAGACTTTTCGATAATCTCAAACCAGTAATCATCCCAGTCCATTTTATCGGAGCGGAAATATTTCTGATCTGCTTCAACGCCCGGCAATAACCACGCTAATCCGTTCTTGGCATACTCACGCAGCTCCATGCCCATCATCGCAAGTGGCATGGTCGCAACTGCGGTCAGCATCAAGATGGCTGAGACAGCGGTAAGCTGCGCTGCACCAGTCGTGTCGTCTACGCGCGCTTTGCCCTCGCGCAGTACCCCACCGATGATGGTCTTATAGTAGCTATAGAAATAACCCTTTAGCTGCCAAACCAAAGCCCATCGGGGATCAGAAGCCCAGACAGGTCGTTCTGCAGCGTTGGGACGCATAATCGATGATTCAACAAAACGCGCCAGCGCGTCTCGCACTTTAGTACCCTCGGGCGTGTCGAAGTTTCTGTTTTCATTCCACGCCAAAACTTCTTCGGCAGTAACGCCCAGTTCTTGCAAGTACCGCGTAGAGTTAGGATTATCGAATTCGTTACGGGCGTGCTTAAGCAGGAACTGCACACCCATGTTAGCCGCAAACTCCCGGCTAAATTTAGTAAAGAAATCCAACCCAATGAGCCGGAAATAGCCGTCTGACAATTGACGGACAAGCGGGTCCATATAGTCCTGCTCCGCTTGGGTCACCCACGCGTTGGCAACCGTTTCGCTGGTAACAACCCCTATATCTCTGGCAAGTTGTTGTGCTTCTTCGCGATTCTTAACTGTAGCGATGATCTGCTTAAAACCCATCCACAGACCACTAAAATCTTTGTAGTTGATTATTGGACCCGCCAGATCAGGCAGCGAAGCAATAGTGGCGAATGGCAAGATCAATATAAACTGCAAAAACTGACCCCAGCTGTTTAACTTTCGCATCCACGGAGCGATAGGCTCTTTTTGATAGCCAAGGTACGTAGCTATTATGTCTTCAGCTGTATTGCGGTCTTCGTCTGACAACTCGTCCAGTCTTTCCCGCAACGCCTCTGGCCCCCCTGTCGCTTTGTTGAACTCGATACGTTTAATAACGTGACGCATGTAGTCGATAAACGCCGCATCGGGGGAGTTTACGAAATCACCTAATAGCTCCCTGTCAATATTAGCGGTCAGCTTAATCGCCTGCTCTACCGCCGCCGCCGGGTTCGTAGGATCAATAGCAGGCTCTTCTTCAATTGACTGACCAAGCCTCACAAGGCGGTCGATTGCTTGGTCAATACTCTTTGCAGCTGCCGATCTTTTCTCTGGCGTGTCTAGTGTGGGGTCGTTATCAAGCAACAGCTTTTTAAATTCAGCGCGGCGCTCGGTAATCTCGAAAAGATTCAATGAAATTGGAAAATAATCAGGCCGCTTACCAATACCCGTATTGCTTGGCTCAATGTACTCGTCGTAGAACGCTTCTAGGTAATCGCGGATCTGCTTCGCTACGCCGGTCAATTGGGCAGTCGGGGTGGAGCTAAACGCTTCTTGGAAACCCGCTTGCACTTCAGGCGAACTCATATCGCCAATCTCACGCTCAAACCGATTTTTCCAACGGCCAATAGTCGTGTTAGTAGCGCGAAGGAAACCAAGCTTGCCGCGTGCTGCCAAATCCTGCGACCGGACGTAGAACATATCCGCAATTTCATCCCCCGCTACCCGACGGAGAATGTTATCTGCAGGAAGCAGCAAGCTGCGAATTGCGTTAAACAAGCTGTTCCTTGTCACTTTTTTGTAAGCGCGAGCTGTGGCGTTAGCTTCTGGGTTTTCTTGTATCTCTTCTACAATGTCAGGGATTAAAGTTTGCTGCGTCGTCTGCGTGTTGGCCTCTGCGCTGTGACGTGCCGCCGCGTCTAACGTACCTTCTATGTACTGCTCGAACGTCTCGTTGACCATGTCGTAGTTGGCAAAGCGACGCTTAAAATTGACGCGCGTGATGCTGTTAAACAGATCCTTAAGGCGTCTCGCTAACTTCTTAAAGTGGCGCTCGGGTAGGTTACGAGCCTGCCGGTTGATATACTGCTTGCTAGCCCAACGAGCAACTTGATCGGCATACCACTCCTCAAAGCCATTCTCAAATCGCTCGTAAGAGTCGTATTTTTTGTTGGCTCTGTAAGCAGCTTCCAGACGAGAGCGCAAAGCCGGGTTTGCCATAGCTTTGGTTTGCTCTTGACGGAACAGTGCGTGTCCAAGTTCGTGAGCAAGAACCAATGCGTCCTGCATGGAGTTGCCGGTCTCTTTGACAACGATGGTGTTTGTCTGGCGGTCGTAGTACCCGAAAGCTGTCGACCGCTCAGTCAGTAAGCGACGCATGTTGAGAATTGCAGCAGCAACTGGAGGCGCGTACCGACTCCGTACTTCGGCATCTGACATACTCTGCAGCATAGAAAAACTAACGATCAAAGGTCGCTCATCAAGGTCAAGACGAGACTGCAGCTCGTCGTGCACGCCCTTAACAATCGGGTCACTCTGCCAAGTTGCTGTTGGCCGTACTGGACGAGTTGGTTCGACCCGTGCGTCGGTAGTGGGTGCACCACCTGCGCGCCGATCTGGGTTACCCCCAAACACCTCGTCACGAGTAGGCTCCTGAAGGGAGACCTCTTCAGTCTCCATCTCTGTACTAGCAGCTCGCTGCACTACATCACTGGGATCTTCTTCGGCGGTATTACGGCCATCCAGCTCGGGGTCAAAATCTCGACGTGCATTTACCGGACCAACATCGCTGGTGTTCTCTCGCACTTCTGCAGCATTTACCTCCGAAGTAGAAACGCCGCGTCCCATCATAAAGCTAATACGACGCCCGCCTTTTGCCGCTTCAACGTCTAGCCCTTTAAACTTTCCGTTAGGCTCGTAATTAGCGTTGTCCAACAAGCTGACACCGTTTTTGTCAGTCAGGTCGTAGTTGTTATCAGCAAGCGTGGCAAACATTTCAGCCATACCGGCGCGCTGCGCGTTCAAATTACCCGCTTTATCATCTATAAACTGAGTTCCCTCATTGCCTTCAACGAGTATTCGACCAGCATTAACGAGAGCAACAAGGCTAACTTCTGCGCGAGAGCCATCCGGCTTAATAAGAATGGCATTGCGATCTTCTTTTTTACGCCCCTGCGCGTAGGTTATTTGTTTTTGAAGGAAGGGAATTAAGGGTAAGCGCTCATCACGACCGTTAAGCTGAAAGCGATAGCGTGTTTCAGCCACATCCTGCCGAACAACTTGAAACTTACCGCGCCGCTTAACAATATATACCGCAGCTTCCGGGTAGGCTTTTTGCTCTTCAATAGCTCTTTTCATCACAGAGCCGGTATATTCATTTAGCTGGGCGTCTTCACCGAATTGCTCGGTATACTCATCACGCAACTCAATCTCATTCGGGAACGGTTCTTTTGAAGTATCTCGGGGAGCGTATTCAGCAATGACCTCGCCTTCTGCTTCGGAGATAGTCCTATTCTCTTCTATCTCACGTTGCTCAAACCGCTGCCTTTGCTCCTCACCCATGTTTTCAAAGACAGATTGATCTGTCATACCAAGCTCTTCTAGAGTTTCATCATCAAACTCCATAGCGCGTGGTGCTTCGTCTTCAAGCTTTCGCTTTCGGTTTTCAAGAGCTTGATCTGCTGACAACACACGAACGCCAGCAGCGCCGAGTGGCGACAATCCTGCTGCGTTTTCTTGTGCTGTTCCCAGATTAGCAGCCGTCGTTAACTCAGCGGAAACAACGTTCCCATTTGTGTCGAGAGCTTCGACAACTAAATCCGCACCGTCGACTTTACTGGAGCTATACCCAAGAGCTTCTGCAAGTGACTCGTCGTTAGCGCCCGACTTGACAATCTCATCAGCGAGCGCCACATCCTTTGTGACGATAGTGCCGCGCCCTGGCACATATCGCGCAAAAAAGACCTTATTATCGATAATGTAACGGCCATCTTCTGGAAACTGATCTCTGCCCTGTTCCCCGGCAAGCCATACCGCTTTTTTAGTGCTATTTGGGTCGTGGATGGCGTCCAACTGAGCATTAATGTCAGCTCTCGGCTCAGGGGTGGTTACTCCCGTGTCGGTTTCACCAAACTGTTCCGCATTGATACCGTCATCAACGCGCTGTTCTTGCGCCTGAGCCAGCTTTTCCCGAGCTTTACCAAAGACACGCTTTGTTTCGCCTGCAGCAACGCCCAGTGTCCCAGCAGCTGCCCCTGCAGCTTTACCACCTATGGTCCCAGCAAACAAAGCCTCCGCAAGGCGCAACTTTGCTTCTTCTTCAGTGAACTGATCGTCGAGGTCAAATCTATTAGCTACGCTAATTCCTTCTTGCAAGACTTCAGTCGTTCCTTCCGTTAAACCACCTCTGAACGTTGCACGACCTATGTCATTCGCTAACTTTTGAAATGGACCGCCGCTAGCCCCAGTAGCACGTCGCTGCGCGACATTGCCTACAATTTTTAACAGAGCGACTTCGCCACCGACACCAATAGCGGCTTGTGGGACACCTACTAATCCAGCACGCACTGCTTGCTCAGAAGTAAGATCTTGTCCTGACTCCAAAGCTTCAGACAGGTTACTGCCAGATAGTGGTACATACTCAGACCCAAATGCGCCTGCCAACGCACCGCGCCTAAAATACTTATAGTATTCCTCCGCTAAATACCGCTCTTCTGGGTCAGCAACGCCCTTTGCAGTGCGCTCTAAAGAATCTTTTATGACTCGTTTTGTAATAAGTTGTCCAGTGGTTGATAAGACACCTCTACCCACAACCGCTGTAATTCCGCCGACGCCCGCCCCCGCAATACTCGACACGATAGATGGAGTAAGCTGACCACTGGCGCTAGCAGCTTGTGTCAGAAACCCACTAAATGTCGGCGCATCTAAGAATTCTTTAAACGACTCTACACCTTGCATTGTTGGTGCAGACAACTCTTCGCTATACCTAGCGCGTTCTATCGCTTTTGCGGCAGCGTTTTCATCACCAGTGAGGGTATTTCCTAACGCCTTGAAGTATTCAATATCTGTACGAAGCCCTTGCGCTCCAGCTTGCAGGCCGCGAGAGAATGTTTCACTTATATTAGTAGGGGCTAACGGACCGTCTTGCTCTGGAGCGATACGCGGGCGCGCCTCTCGAATAGCACCTTCTTCGGTCTCTTCTAAAAACCGCTGAAACGCTTCTGTAGCCACATAAGCCCCTATTAACCGCCAGACCGAGCAACTGCAAGTGCGGTATTAGCCTTTCCTGCTGCAACTAATAAGTCTACTGCCGCACTCGGAAATTGATTCTTTAATGCCCCTACCGACACTGGTTTGCCTTGCTCTCTGCCATCAGGACCAACGTAGCTAAGTCTGTTGCCTGCCGGACTAATCCTTACATTCGCTAAATCAAAATCTGCGGGTTCTCCAGAAGGACTAAACGTGAACAGGCCGACAAAGTCCTCTACTAAAGTATTCCCAAGCCCTTCAGCCGCGACTTGTGAAAACGCCCTACTGACAGCTGCATTAATTCCTTGGTAAGCAATTCTTAATGCATTTTGATCCCCAGATGGGTTACCCCTAGTGGGCATATATCTCTCAATCTCTGCAATAGCGCCGGGAAAATATTTTTCCATTGCTCGTCTAGCACCTATAGGCTCTTCACCTGATAGGGCTTCATACATGTTGTTGGAAAGATCCTGACTAAATTTTACTGCCTGATCAGTCTTATCGCTCTGACGGTCTTCTGAACGTGAGCTGTTAATAGCATTAATGCGTGAAGTCGCAGCGTTTGTCCGATTAATGTCTGCGGTCTCTTGCTCGTATCTATCCATCCCCGCAAAACCAGTTTCAGACAGATTGTCTAACTCTTTCCTAGCATTTTCACGACTAGTCGCGTCTTCCGCGAACACACTAGTAATCGCCCTAAACGCTAATTCTTCTCTGGTTGGCAACTTCTTAACAGCAGGGAGAGAATTTATCTCTAACTCTTGGGCACGCTGTCGCAATGCAGCAGTCATCTCTGGCGTAAACTTCAGCAAGCCTCTGTCAACAAGATCATCAACTTCTTGAGGAGACAGGCCTTCGATTCTAGACAAAACATTTGCTTCTAATTGCTTCCAACCATCTGTTTTTGTCGCAGGAGTCTCGACACCGAGTTTGACAAACTTGTCGTACTCACCCTCCAAGAAAGCAATTCTTTCTTCCCAGTAAGGCTTTCTGCTGGGTCTTGCTGACTCCAAAGACGTTTTCGCTTTTTCTAAGTCTTCACTGACAGTATCAAACAGCTTTTTGTTTGCTTTATTTACAAAATCGTCCCGACGTTGACTTACATCTGCGTAATCTTGTTCAAATTTGTCCCTAGCTGACGAACTTAAATCACCTTCAAGAATTTTGTCGAGTCTTTCCAACTCACTGTCAAAAATACTTACTTGTCTTTCAACTCCGCCCGTTGCGGGGTAATAATCGTTACCTTCACGACCATCAGAATAAAGAACGCTGCCCAGTCCTTTATATTTTGGCCCCCCTAAAAATAACTGAGGCACTCCAGAGACATCAGTTTCTTCAGGCGTAAACTCTGGAATCTCTAAACCAAAATCTTCTGCAAGTTGCGTATACAACTCCCTTCGCTCTTCGGGAGTTTTTGCTGAAGTAACCATTCCTTCGAACGCTCTTCCAGCTTCTATGCCTCCAGTCGCATAGATCTGTCGCGCAATCGTTTGACGAGCAACCGCCTGCGCTTCTTCCTCAGCCTGTCGCGCCTCTGCTCTATCCAATGCTTCGCCAGCAGCTCCTTTTGCAGCGACAAGATTCAAGGCTTTGTCGCCTAACGCGTCCCCGACTAGATCAATGATGTCGTTCTCTATGCCGCCGAAAAATGTGTCTACATCGATAGGCACTACTCGATCATTCGCATTACTTGTGGCGTTTCTCGTAACCACACCCCCAGCGCTACTACCAGCAATGACAGAGCCGGGGTTAGTCGTAAAGTCAAATGTGTCAGGCACAAAGCCTTCGGCATATCGCTCTGGATGCCTACTTTGGATCTGGCTTAAAAAATTGCTGGCTCTCTTATCTCCCGCTCTCAAGGCTTCATCAAACTTCGGTGTACGACGATTTGTGACGGGGTCGATAAAACCTTCTTGGATTCCAAATGCAAGTATGCTGGCTGCGTCTTGCTGCAAAATACCTCGTTCAAAATTGTATTGATCACGGGCATTTATCTGCTTATCTATAGTCAGCCGCCCGCTCTGAGTATTAGCAACTTGCTGATCAATACCTAAAGCGGTATCGCGCTGCCCAAGCTCTTTGTCTATTTGACCTAGACGGCGGGCGTCGTATTGTTTTTTGTACTCAAACTCACGTTCTGCATCCGCTCGTGCGTTCCGGTTCCTCTGCATTGCTAGGAACATGTTGAACGCGCTGTCTACACCTTGGCCGATTGACATTACTTACCCCTTAAAACGCGAGCGCAAAGATCGCCATAGCACCTAATGATCCAATGGTGCTGTAGGTTTGCGCTCTAGAGTTTGCCTTCGCCTGCTGATAAGCATTGTCCAGCTGTACCTTGTTAGCGGCAGACGCTGCGAGCTGTTGCTGACTTGAGCGGTTGACGCCTTGCCCTATGTTGATCAGATCAGAAAGCAAGCGTGTGTTTGACTCACGCTGTGCGATCTTTGCGTCACTGACTGCCTGTATGCCGCCCAAGGTATTACCGAGCTGTAAGCGACGGTCTTGTTGTTGCTGCTGCATAGGCGTCAACGCAGCGCCGTAGCGGCTGCGATTACGCTCTGCAATTCCCGCAGTAAGTGCTGATGCTTTCTCGCGATCCTCTCTCGCTTGATCAATTAAGCTTGTGTCAGTCGTCGCTTTATCAATCAAACCCATCTCGAAGTCGCGATAGTTAGTCACATAGTCGAGATACTCTTGGCGAGTAAGATCGGCATACGCCTTATCGGGATCGCTAACGGTCGGCAACGCTGCCGAGTTCCCGCGATAATTCCGCCTGATTTGCTCTATTTCCTCTGGGGTCAAGCTGCCTAAGCCGTTCATCTAACCACCCGTCCCGTATTTAAATCTGTTTTTAAACCCTTGAATCGGCTTGCCTTGCTTATCAACTGGCGTGAAGAAACCCCCGCTGACCTTTTTAGGCGGTCCCATACCATCTCCAGCCATTTGAAGTCCTTTTGTTTGCATATTGTCGTAACCCTGCAGACCAACTGCTGTAATAAGCTGCGCCCCTGCTCCGTATAACGCATCCTTTTCAGTCTGCTTCGCCTGTGCTCTAGCAAGTGCTTCAGATGTACCCAACCGCGCTGCCTGTGCCATCCCAGTTTGTGCGTCTGCAGCCTGTCCTCGCGCCGTACCGAGCACGTTAGTCTGCATCGTGTTCTGTATCTCTTTGCCTGCAGCGCTGGCCTGTTGTAGTTGCCCCTGCAACGCGGTGTTCATATCACTGGGTAGGTCACTCATTTGAGTACTACGATAGCCAGTCGGCGACAAGGCTTGCATGGTGTCAGCGTTGGCACGACCTCGCAGCGTCGCTGAAAAATCTTCGGTCATGGACTTATCGCGCATCTGCTGCAAAAGTGGGTCGTAGTTCTGCTTGAAGAACCGGTATTCCGCCATAGCAACCGATGCGTTTGCCTTGTCAGCCGCACTAGGTTGGTAATCAGCTGCTTTTGGTTTACTAGCCATTTCTCAGATCTCTTCTGTAGACAACTGTCTCTTTTTCCCACCCAAGGTGATCTTCTATGTACCGGCCAAGCTCCTCGTAACGGGTTCTCACTTCGATAAAACTGAATCCCGCTTCCTCCGCGACCTGCTCAAAAAAATCCGAACACTGGGCCGCAATGTTCATGCCTTTCTTCTTCGCCCACGCAAACCAGATTAATAAGGTCCGCTTACCGCTATACGGGTCGGTCAAGCCCGTCGTTACAACAAACCCATCATCCGTAACCCAAAGATGTGCAGATTCTGTTTTACACGCTGTATAGACATCTTCAGGGAGGACATCCAAAAACGGATCTTCCTCAATAATTTCTTCCAATCCCGCCTTAACCCAACTCCAGTTTTCACGAATGTCTGCCAGTCTGGGTTCATGCAATTTCTCGTCCATACTTCTTCCTAGAAAGACCATAAGACCGGTGAACTCCTCCATACCGGACCTTCCTCGCAATCGGCATGTCGCCGTGTCGCGCTTTTGTTTCGGCATCTCGAATGCCTTGCTGAAACAACCCGCCGTACACTTGGGCACCTGCGTAATCCGTCCACTCTTTACTTGGCAAACGAAGTAAACGGAACAGTGCTCCATTGATTATCGTGTCGCGATAATCGTCCATGATCTCGTTTTCGCATGCTGTCGACGTATGCGTCGGCTTCAGCTGCACACGGAGCACGGTGCTAGACACGATGGTTTCGTTCGGAACGGGCACCAGCCAGAACAGCGCCTGCGAAGGCTTTACAAAGTACTCAGGCTCGCCGCGCTTATCCGCATCACGCCAGCTAGGTTTGCGCTGTTCCAGCAAATTGGTTGAGATCGGCTCAAGATCTTTGCCCTTGTGAACCACCCAGAGAATCTTATGCACCACCGTGTTGGCCGGTGGCTCAAGATCGTACTCGTATAGCCCCGCGACAGTCGTGACTGGGTCCAACTCAGCCTGATAGACCCCAGATTTTTCACACAGTTCTATAACAGCAGATCGAATATTGTTTTCGATCAGCGTGTCAGGGCACCCTGGCACCATGGGTATAAGCTCTGGAAGCAGCGACTCGTATAAGATCGCCATTTACTGAGCTACCATCTGACCACTAGCAGTCAAGTTAGGGTTGGAGCGCGACTCCGCATTAGGCGTGGTAATTAAGTCGACCTGTGCTTTGCCGGTGACTGACGCTGTGAAGAGCTGATAGTGATTAGCAGCACGCTGGCTATTGCCCGCGTACTCTGCGTCCTTCATGTAAGCCATGTACAGCACATAGTTCATGACCGCGTTAGCGTAGATGTCAGGGATCGACAGATCATCGCTGGCAGTTACTGTGCTTGGGTTGGCAGAATAGACGATCTCAACATAGGCACTGCCACTTACACCGGGATACACATAGAAATTACGGGGATCTTGCTCGTCATACATGTAGTGTTTGACGACGGATGTGTGCGCTGCATCGCCGCTAACAGTCGGGTCATGCCAATCAGGTGTCTGAGCGTCCAAAATCTCGCGACTAACCAATCGAATAGATCGCTTTCCAGTGCCGCCAGTGGCCGCAGACATATTCCGCACTACCCGCAACAAACGGTTTCCGGCGCTTGGGATGGTCTGTTTCGTACCAGTAACGAGCGTGATTGTGTCATTAGTGGCAGATGCGTCAGGCTTTAACAGCGCTATCTCACGTTGTGCGTCGTTAACCCACAGAACCAACTCGTCTGCAACCGGCCACCTTATTCCAGTGGTGTCTTGAAGGGTCGTTTGAACCCTATCGATCACGCTTTGTACTGTAACGGCCATCTTTTACCTCTCTAGGAGTTAAGCGCTTGTTCCCAAGCTTGTTCACGTTCCTCCGGTGGCACTATCCGACCGGCTGCTTTGTTGACGACAGCCGCTTTTGGGGTGCCGTCTGATTTAAAATTGTCAGGGTCCGCTGAATCGATTAGCCCATTCATGACGCCGACTAATGCTTCCTCTTCATCCTTCGTGATTAATGGTTCATCGATCACGATTTCATGGTTGACTGCAGGCTCGTCTACACGTCTTGCACCCATCTGTATGGCTATAAGCCCTATTTCGTCGCCAAGATCTCTCTCGACCCCGGCTTGGAGTAACACCGCCGTACCACCTAGCGTCGCCACCCGTAAATCTTTGTCGGAAATCACTTTCATTAATTAGTCCTTAAAGAAAAAACCCCCTCCGAAGAGGGGGCGGTCAGTCTTACTGAGCAGTGTCGAGACAGATAACGCCAAAGTCTTCAACAGTGCCGTTGTGGTCGCTGTTGTACTTAGGCTTACGCAGGCCGAAGATCTTGCCGATTGAGATACCAGCTTGGTTCTCGTAATCGAAAGTATCTTCTACGATCTCTGGGAGACCGATGTCAGCCATGGCGAGCGCTTGAGCACCACAGAACAGCGCGCGTGCACCAACTACGTCAGCGTCAGCGCCCCACTGATAACCAGCAGCGCCAGCATTAGCGCTAGTACCAGTCGTAGCACCTTCGGTTGAGAAGACGTGGCGGAACTCATGGACCATCACACCATCAACCATCAGTGAAGCAGAGCCTGAGAACAGCTCGTTATTAGGACCACGAACGCCGGCGTTACGAACGTTAGTGAGGAAGTCGTTATCGAGCTTCAGGTTAGCCATCTGCTGCGGAGTGACGAACAGGTGGAATAGCTCCTGATTGCCTTGACCACGCATGCCACGGATGTAGTTGTCTTTGGCGTAAGCCTTCAACTCTACGATGTGGCGGTAGCCCAACTTGTCAGTAGCAGTTACAGCCGTGGTGTCTCCAGCAACGATGTCGTTGCCTGAGATGCGGCGGTGACGGTTAGCAGTAGGCGCAGACACGTCAGACGCATACTCCAGATCTACCAGCTCGTGACCAGTGCTTCCAGATGTGGGCCGCAAAGCACCGTTAGTCTTGTGGGTGTAAGCCACACCAGACAGGGTCAACAGCGCCAGCTGGTCCATACGGTCAGCCATAGCATACGCCAGCATGTCCCGAGAAGTCTCACGGAAGTTGACGACAGACTTCTGGTCGGCCAATCGGCCAGCGATTCGGTTCGCGAAACGCAGCTGATCAAGCTCAATGGTAATGTCGTAGCTTCTGAGAGCTTCTTCATTACCTTCCAGGGTGTTGTCACCAGTGATACCGTCTCCGGTC